AAGACTTTAAATAACACTAATACACCATTATTAAAATATGGTGAGGATCCTAAAAGTTTTACTCCAAAACCTATTATAAAGGACTATGAAAGAGGTTCAATAACTAGATATTTTGCTAAAAGAATAATAGAAAAACCTAATAGAATAATAGAAGTTAATGCTGATGCATACAATAGTATACAAAAACGAGATGGTAAATTTAATTATGCTGTATGGAGAGTACATAAAGTTTTATGGAGAATTTCTGGTAAAAGTGAAGAAGAAGTTACCAAAACTAATAAAACACAAGTAGATAATGCTAATAAAAATTTTCCTGGTATAAAATCATATTTAAGAAATTTACTTCAATTTTACAAAAAACGTGAAGATGTTGAAAAAGTTCTTGGTTTACTAGGTAGGGGAAGAAGAAGAAGAACTAGACGTGCAGCCGGATTAAGAATTCCTGCTCAAACCCCTAGACCTACAAATACCCAAAGAGGAACTAGGAATATTCCAAGAGGAGACTTATATTAGTTATGAATAAAAGGTTATGTATTATATTGTTGAAACAGAAGAACAACTAAACAGATTACATTGTTCAGGAAATGATTGCTATATTAGTATAGTAAATATGAATAATGAATATCATCCTGCTTTAACTTCTCCCTGTGTTATTTATTTCCGTACATTTGAGAGTAAAGGATATATATTTCCTATAAACCATTCTGAAGCATTTAAATTATCTTTTGCTAAAGTAAAAGAATGGATTGAATCTAAGTATGAAAAAATTTATACTAGAGATAAAAAAAAGTGTTTATACCACTTTGATTCTGATAAACTAATAGATTTAAATTATGATACTGAGTTGGATTATACTACTATTTGGTCCCGTACTTTTACTAAGCATGGCAGCTTACCATTCTGTACGTCCCTGGTACCAATCCCGAAAATTTATGAACAAGAGGAAAATAGTTTTGAGGAGATTAAAAGAAAAATCCCAAAACAAGTAAACGAATTTTATAATACTACTTTCCCAACTGTATTTAAGGCCATAGAAGAACAGGGCCTAAAAGTACATCCTGATTATTTTGATAAATACTTTAAATATCATGAAAAAGAATGGTTTTATCATGGAGATACAGTGTATACTAAGTATAATCTATATAATCTCACCACACGACCTACTAATTCATTTAATGGCGTTAACTTCGCTGCTTTGAATAAAAATGATGGATCTAGAACGGCATTTATACCTAAAAATGATATGTTTTTTGAGTACGATTATGACGCTTATCACGTAAGAATACTGGCAAAACTAATTAATTTCCCATTAGACAGGGACTCTGTCCATACTCAATTAGGACGCATGTATTTCGCTAAAGATACGTTGACCGAGGAGGAATACAATCAATCTAAAGAGCTAACATTTAAACAACTATATGGAGGTGTATTTGATAAGTATAAAGATATACCATTTTTTAAAGCAATGAATGAATATGTAGATAAATTATGGGAATTATTTAATGCTACAGGTAAATTAGAATTAATAGGAGGTAAAATATTAGATAAAACAGAAATACAGAACCCAACACCAAATAAAATATTAAATTATATAATACAATCAGCTGAAACATATAATAATGTTGTATCTGTAAAACAAGTAATAGAATATTTGGAGAATAAACAAAGTAAGGTTATATTATACACATATGATTCATTTCTAGTTGATTATTCTTTGGCGGATGGTAAAGAGGTTCTGGAAAAAATTAAACAATTATTTGAAGTAAATGGTTACGTTATAAAGGTTGCGTATGGCAGTAATTATAATTCTTTAAAGTATATATAATATTTATTATGGATTACGAAATAAACTTTGACGATTTGGCAAATAAATTATTCTGCACATTTACCACTGAGGATGCGTTAGATTCTACCGTTGATACTATAAAAGGGCAATATCAAATCTTATTTAATAAAATATTTGTCTTATATGTAGATTCAACTAAGGAATATGTGTGTACTTATAATGTTGATTCGTTCAATATGTCTGATAAAATATTAGACAACACAATATTACTACATAGAAAAAAAGAATCTAATACTCTTTACACAATTAATGCCCTAAATGATTTAATCCGATCATTAAATAGTGGTAACCTCGATACTAGTTTTAAAGTAAATTGGCAAGATTATAAAAATTGTATTTTGCTAACTACCGGAGGTGAATTAAAAAAATTAGATACTAAAATACATGAAATAATTAATTTCTAATTTGGTTATCTAAAAATAGGTTATTACATTATTAAACGTTTCATTAAAAAGTTATAAAAAATGGATTTAAATTTAATCTCAAGCAAGTTAGAACAACTTCAGTCCACATCTGGACAAAACAAGACCCAACAAAAATTTGATAGAAGTCAATATTTTTGGAAGGCACCTATGGGTAAATCACAAATTAGATTTGTCCCATTTAAGGAAAACAAAGAAAACCCATTTAGTGAAGTTTATTTTCACTATGGAATTGGAAGCAGAACAATGATTTCTCCTATTAATTATGGTGAGAAAGATCCTATTGTAGAGTTTTCAAAAGAACTTCGTAAAACATCTGAACCCGAAAACTGGAGACTAGCTAAAAAGTTAGAACCAAAAATGAGAGTTTTTGCTCCTGTAGTAGTTAGAGGTGAGGAAAATAAAGGAGTACGTTTTTGGGAATTTGGAAAACAAATTTACCAAGAATTACTTAGTTATGCTGCTGATGAAGATTACGGTGATTTTACTGATGTAGTGTCAGGACTTGATATGACAGTAGAAGTAGTACAAGGTAATCCTTATCCACAAACTTCAATTAGAGTTAAACCTAAACAAACTCCATTATCAGATGATAATACATCAGTTGAAAAATGGTTAGCTGAACAGCCTGAATTATTAAAATATTATAAGAAATTTTCTTATGATGAAATGAAAACGGCACTTCAGGATTGGTTAAATCCGGAGGATACAGCTGAGGTAGATACAGATGAAACTCCTGCACCTAGTAAAGATACAGGTTATACATTAAATGTTAAGAAAAAAGAGGAGTTTAACGAGAACGAATTCGAAGATTTATTTAAAGATTAATTAGATGGGTAGAAAAAAGGTTAGTCTTGGAGGTGACATCTCCAAGTCTGTGAAGGGGACATTCTCCCTTGATAAATTTAAGGCCGCAAAAGGTCTTGGAACTTCAAATAATACATTTAAAGAGCAAGAATGGATACCATTATCACCTGCTTGGCAAGAAATGGTATCATTACCTGGAGTTCCTCTTGGTCATATTACTTTACTACGTGGACATTCCGATACTGGAAAAACCACCGCTCTACTAGAGGTAGCTGTTAATGCGCAAAGAATGGGTATACTGCCCGTCTTTATTATTACTGAAATGAAATGGTCCTGGGAACACGCAATCATGATGGGCCTGAATGCAAATGTAGATAAAGACGAAGATGGAAATACCGTAGGGGTTGACGGTAATTTTATATTTGCTGACAGAGGGCAGCTGCCAACAGTAGAAGCCGTAGCTAGTTTCATGGCTGATTTAATGAATGAACAGAAAAAAGGTAATTTACCTATGGATATTTGTTTCCTATGGGATTCAATTGGTTCTGTTCCATGTCAAATGTCAGTTGAAAAAGCTAAAAATAATAATGAATGGAATGCCGGTGCAATGTCAACCCAATTTGGTAATTTCATTAACCAAGAAATATTACTTTCACGTAAGGAATCTAGTCCTTACACTAATACGTTAGTTGCTATTAATAAAATATGGGTTGAAAAACCTATTGGTCCTATGCAACCACCAACTATGAAAAATAAAGGTGGTAATACAATGTTTTTTGATTCAACATTAATAGTAACCTTTGGTAACATATCTAATTCAGGTAATTTAAAAGTAAATGCTGTTAAAGATGGTAAAAAAGTAGAATGGGCTAAAAAAGTAAAAGTAGCCGTTGAAAAAAACCATATATCAGGAGTTACTACTACTGGAAAGATAATAGTTACACCTCATGGATTTATATCTGATAATAAAAAACAGATAGATGAATATAAAAAAGATCATCAACATGAGTGGGGTGCTATTTTAGGTGAAGGACCATTTGAAGTAGTACTAGAAGGATCTGAGGCCGAAGATTTTGAAAATGTAGAGGCATTAGATGAAGCAACTATATAAGAACATTCTCAATAACTTGCATGAGGAGTCAAATCTTGAGCCCCTGCACTTAAATAGCAGGGTGCTCCTGGTTGATTCAATGAACACATTTCTACGTTCATTTGCAATGATCCCAGCTATAAATCCACAGGGAAATCATGTGGGAGGATTAGTTGGTTTTATGAAATCATTAGGTTATGCTATAAAATTAATGAGGCCAACTAGAGTTATTTTAGTATTTGATGGTCAAGGAAATATTACTAATCGTAGAAATACTTATGCTGATTATAAGGCAAATAGAGAAATAAAAAGAATAACTAATTATCAGGTATTTTCTACATTGGATGAGGAATCCGAATCAATAGCTACTCAAATGATGAGATTATTAGACTATTTAAAATGTTTACCTGTTAATATTTCCATAATTGATAAAATAGAAGCAGATGATACTATTGCTTATTTATCTAATAAGTTAGAAGATGAAGTTATAATATATTCTGCGGATCAAGATTTTTTACAATTAGTAAATAATAAAGTTACTGTATTTTCACCTATAAAAAAGAAATTTTATAAATCACAAGATGTTTTTGATCAATATGGTTTATATCCTCATAATTTTATTACTATGAAATGTTTAATGGGTGATAAATCGGATAATTTACCTGGTGTAAAAGGATTAGGTCCTAAAAAATTAATGAAATTTTTCCCTGAAATAGCAGGTAAAGAAAAATTTACACTACAAGAAGCTTATCAAAAAGCAAGTGATAAAGTAGATGAACATGGAATTTATGGTAACGTTCATTTATTTAAAAAACAATTAGAAATTAATTATGAATTAATGTGTTTGGAGGATATTCAATTAATAGAATCGGATAAAAATGAATTAGATGAGTTAATAGTTTCTTCCCCTTATAATTTTAATAAAACTAAATTTTTAAATATGTACAATAAGGATTTATTGGGAAGAGGAATCCCCAATACAGAATTTTGGTTATCTGAAGTATTTTCTTATCTTACAGCCCAGAAGTTAAAATAGTTATGACATTAAAGAGTTTATCTCAATACGGCCCCAATTTTCAAGTAAAAGTTTTACACTCACTATTAAAAAATAAAAAGTTTATACTTAATATTAGGGATGTTATTATACCCTCTTATTTTGAAAATCAAGCACATCAATGGGTAGTTAAAGAAACATTAAAATATTTTGATGAATTTCATACTACCCCTACATTAGATTTTCTTAAAATTGAAGTAAAAAAATTAGAAAACGAGGTATTAAAAACTGCCATAGTAGATCAACTAAAAGAAGTATATAAATTAGTTAATGATGATCAAGAATATGTTGAACAAGAATTC